AAAAGACACTAGCACACACAGCGGAAATTTTTAAACTATTGGATCGTCGGCTCAGTCGTGATGATTTTGCCGATTTTCTCTCTGTTTTTTTTTTTTTTTTTATTGGGTGATTCCCTCTTTCTTCTATATGTCATTCATGAAAATATGAGATCCTTATATAGGATGATATCTTCATAAGATGACAAATGGCCTAAAGGAAGAGTGGCCGACAAAGCAAGATAAGATACCTTATCTTATCTCTCTTTTCTTAAAAGAAAAGACTCGCTTCACCGAGAAGCATCTGCTTTTCAAAACCCTAGACACAAAAGTCAGCAAATGGCCGACAAAAACAAAATAGTGCACATGCCGCACTACATAGCAGATAAGGTGATAGTCGTTGTCCGGACCTACCACCGTCCTCTGTCGTCTCTTTAGGTTAAGCAACCTAAAGATCCTCAATCAGGGCCATCAGGATGATAGCCGCAGCTTCCACTTGGGCCTGGGCTTCAGAGTATGAGCCTTGTAAGTCACCAGCAGCATTGTCTCTGGTGATGTATCGTCTGTTATGCTGGGCTCTATTTCTGATCATCCTTTGAAGCGTCATTACGCCTCTCCTGGCCTCCTGGGCCGCCTCATGCAGTAAGGCCTGTCTGCTTGCTTGGAGTTGTGCACCCACATCTCCTGGCAGGCCTTCTCTAAGGAGCCTTCTTTCAAGCCATAAGTTGAAATTATAACCTCTGGCGAGAGGTCCAAGATCATTAAGGCTATTTTCAAACTGGTCATTGATCCAGTCTCTGTGATAGGTTTGCTCCTGTCTTGACCATTCCTCGAACCTTTGAGCAGGTGTTCTATTGGCTGGGTTAACAGCAGGATGCTCCATGGTCCTTGGTCCTCTTTGTCTTCTAGCGGTCGTTTCATAGATAGCTCTCTCAAGAGCAAAGGCTCTTGCTGCTTGCTGCATGACYCTTTGGTTAGAGTTATTCTGGGGGCTTGAAGGGGGGCTATTGATTTCTCTTGCGTTTTCCATTCTGCAATAATCAGAGAAAATACAAGCCTAGATAAATAATCTGCAAGAATATTATCCTTGCCATCTATATGCTCTATCCTTATCTTAATCCCCGTTCCAGTTATATAGTCGGTGAATGATATCCACCGAGCCCTGCTTGGCTTGTTGGAAGCACTTTTATTGAAGAAGGACACTATTGCTTCACAATCTGTCCTTATTATCATTTCCTTTTTGTCAAGATAGTAAATCTTGAAGGCTTCCATGGCATTCATTATTGCAAAGATTTCAGCATCAATTGTTGATTTGATAGGCTGAAACTTGCCAGATGCATATGCTGCGATACGTTCCTTTGAACGTGGATCATATGCGGACTGTTTCCATTTACAGACGGCTCCCCATCCTTCCATGCAACCGTCAGCTTCAAGGACTATACAGCAGTCCTTTGGGGGTATTTCCAAAGGGGGAAGTTGTTGGACTTTTCTTTTGATTTCACGTACCAACTTCCAATCTTGGGCATTAAACCTTATCTCTCCGGTAGGCGATGTCTTCCCATATAATGGGCCTAGCAATTTTCCTAAATTAGGAATATATTGCCTAGCATAGTTAAGGATGCCTAGCCAAGATCTTAACCCTTTCTTTGTGAGCAAATCCTTTTCCTTAAAGTCTCCTATCTTTTTAAGGATATGCTCCTGCAATTGGATCTTATTTCCTTGGATCTTTATTCCTAGGAAATCCACTTCTTTGACTCCAATTTTCATTTTTGTTGGGCTTAGAATAAGCCCTTCTCTTCTCACAATTTGGGCCAAATTTAAGAGATGATCCTCATGCTCTTCTTCATTTTCAGAGAATACCAATATGTCATCAATATATACTGCGATAAATGCATCTGTTCCCCTAAATGCATTATCCATCTTTCTCTGAAAATCTGCTGGTGCATTCATCAGTCCAAAGGGCATGACTTCAAATTCATAGAGCCCTTCTGGAGTCCAAAAAGCAGTCCATGGTTTGGACTTTTCCTCCATTCTTATCTGATGAAAGCCTGCTTTGAGATCAAATTTTGAGAATATCTTTTTTCCAGATATTCTACTGACAATAGTGTTGATTCCCGGTAGGGAATACTGATCTTTTTCTGTATTGTCATTGAGGCGCTTGTAGTTGTAAACCATCCTTTGTTTGCCTCTAATCTCTTTTCCTGTTTTAGGATCCACAATCGTTCCTGATTCAACCATGAAGGCCGTGGTCCTATGCTTACTCTTTGAAGGCCGGATAAGCTTAGCCTTTAGCAGGTCACTTATTTGGCTCTTAAAGAACTCTCTTGCAGCAGGTGTGACATGCTTCAGTGGAGGGTCTTGTATGATTAGATCAGTGTTTTTGATCTGCAATTTACAGTAAACCCTATTTTTTGTCCAGTGAAGGAGAGGATTATTCCCAATAAATCCTTCCTTTATCAGGGCGGCTACTTCTTTTCTAAACCTTGGGAAAATTAAGGTTCTTCCTTCATTGATGCTTCCTATAGTAGCTGCTACAGTCGATTTCTCCTGTGTTTCTATTGTAGAAACATTTCTATAGAAGGTGACTGTTGGTCCTTCTATACGGAGTCCCCCTTTCATCCTTCTGATGAAATTACATCCAATTATGAACTGGATGCCTCTTCCTATTCTCATGGGGTTGAGAGCATATACGAAAGGAAGTGGGAACATATGTTCTCCTATCAACATATATCCTTCCTTGAGCTTCTTCCTTGTTTGCTGGGTTGAGTTAAGGCCTGTGAATTGAGCAGTCATTTTGCTCTCTTCTAGTCCTTCTTTGGGAACCCTTTCTTCCTCTATGCAGCAAACTGTTGCCCCAGTATCTAAAATTGCATTGACCGAGAATTCTGGGCAACCTCGTATTCTTATACAGACTTTCATGTTGTAAAGTCTGTTATTCAGCTCTCCTGATGCCGAAGATACGATCTGAGGAGATACGGCACCTTGTATCATCCCTACGATCTCAGWTTGAGGTCTAAGCTCCTCAACARCTATGGTGGATTCTGTTATTTGAGAACAGGAGCCACCATTCTCCTCCTGCTCCCTTGCTAGTTTTCCGAATCTAGCACCTCTTCAGACTGGGTGCTACTCCTCTCATCTTCAGAACTTTCCGTCCTGATTTCCTTTCCTTTTCTAAKGCTTCGTACCTCAKCYTCTTAGCCTTTTTTAAGSTTTCTTTAAGCTCCATCTTCTTATCCTTCAGGACCCTTATTCTATTTTTGAGGTCCTTTTCTGTCTGAGTATAGAGGTCATTTTTTAGCTTTTGTTCCTCCTCCATAGATTCCATCCTCAGTTTTAGCTGAGCGATTTCATCACCGAGCCTTTCAGCTCGTCTCCTTTCTTCTTCAAAGAGGAGTTGTCCTCTTCTTCTTTCGTCATTCACCTCCTGTTTGAGGCGCGCTCGATCTTGATCTGCCCAATTCATGTACGCTTGTTGTTGTTGAATAAGGGCGCTTTGATCAGGAAAGGGTAAGACCCTTTCTTGAGCCTTTGGTGGGACTTCTCTTCCCAAATATCGCAACGAACAGATGTTGCAGACTGTGAGCAAACATGCAGGACAATGGCTCCTAGTCCTGATGTTAATATGATGCTTGCACCAGAGGCAAGTATCTTCTCCTGGGAGYTCAATCTCCTGATGGTCTTGCCATTGATGGCGACAGACCTTTTGCGTTTCACTTGGCTCWATATAGGCCCTCCATGACCCTATCACCTGATGAGTAATCATGTGTACGGATTCGTGTACCAATCCAAAATTGGTTTCCTCCGCATCATCTCCTTCAGTCAGGCTGTAGATAGCATCGCTATCTTCTGCATTTTCAGATACCGAGACAATATCGTAATTGTCTGGTATATTGACCTGGTTGAACATCATTACTCTGTTGATGTTCCTTTTTTGGTTTGGGCAATCCCTTGCGTAGTGCCCCGGTTGCTCACATATAAAACACTTACAGTGTGAGTTCCTATCCAGGTTCTTTCGCCTATCAATCCTCACGTGTGTTTCATGAGGCTTCCCCTTGTATGTCCTTGCTTTTCTGGGGGTATACTTTGGCTTGTCATTACCATAATACCCTTGAATTGGTATATCCTTGCAGAAGGATACACTCTTTAAGCTCCTTGCAAAAGCAGCTTCTTTACACCTATCTTCAAGGTATTTATGCGCAAAGAATATGCGCGGTATGACAGCTATTTGTGCTCCAGGGTGAGCCTTGTTGAACTCTTCCTTGATTTTAGTACCAAGGTCACCCGGCATCTTTATCCAGAGCTTCTCGGAAAGCTCAGCTCCCATGTACAGTCGACCAGTTTTGGTTGCTAGCCTCATATAATCATTAAGGAATTTGACCATATCCTTAACATCATTACATTGTAGGCGTTCTAGATCTCTGTATGCCTGGTCCTGTACTGCTGTTGACCCTTGCACTGGGTCACTTAAGGTCAGGATCCTTCTGACTTGGGAGATGACATTCTGTGTCCCCATTCTCCCTTCGGCTTGGCCTACGATAGTCTTATACTCATCCTCATAGACCGTTCTCCATTGGATCCATGCCAGTTTTGCTGTTTCACCCAGTAGGTTTTCCATGTAATCCACTTTTTCCTGGGTGTCCTGGATGTTCATGAGAGACATATGGTTCAGTGTAGTTGTCTCCCATCTCATGAAAACATCATTTAACAATCCCATTTGTTCCGGGAGAGTTAACAGCACTCCTCCTTGTTGCTGTGCTGGTGGCAACGACCAATTTTCGTTATTAGTCCCTCTTTTCAAGAACCTTGAGTCTGTCCTGAAAGTCGGGGGTCCACTTATCTCCGTCGTTGTTCCTGGCCTTGCAGGTGCATAGGAGGGTTGGCCCATTGATATGTCTTCTGGGGGSCYGGAWGGGGAWTGGGCTGACTGCCCTCTTGAGGTGGATGGTGCAGCAGGGTTTGATGCTTCCGGAGCTTGTTGTGACACCTGCGCATACAATCTTTCCACCATTTCTTCAAACTCTTCTGCGGTATTAGGCATTTCATCATTTATCGCCCCAAGTACCTCATGGTGAGTTTGGTCAGATGTAGAGGGGGTTACCCTCTTTTCCTTTTGCCTCTGCATCCTTTTTCTCCTTTCTTGTCGTTGAACTTCTCTTTCATCATCACTATCATCAGTGATATCCATACAGTTCTGGCAGAGAATTTTATCCCCTGGGATGCCTTTCTTGTTGCACATGATGCAACTGTTTTCAGAATTTTTAGGGGGTACTGCCTCTTCTCCCCCGAAAAAAGGAGTGGAAGTTCCACCTTCCACTGTATTTTTGTCCAAACTTTCCACGTCGTTTGGCGAGACGTCTTCTTCCAAAGCAGCTGCTAACTGCTGATATGCCATACTATATTCCATATTCCAGTATGGTCCATCATCTGGAGTATTCCTGTAATACAGGAATTCTAGCAGTGCTTCTTCTTCACTGTCTGATCCCAAGTAGTTCCAAGAGCTTGCTTCTCTTCGGAAACCTAGCACTTCATCAGTTAAGTGCTCTACTGGTTCTAGAGCCGGTTGTTGTGGTTCTGGCTCAGGGATCTCTATGTTCACCATTGTTGGGTCTGGTTCTGGGAAATCCAGATTGTCCCAATCTGCGACTTCTACGTCTAGTACTCCCAACACTTCATGCTCCAATTCTTCTAGAGCATCTTCCTCAGGATGCTGAGCTGCCCTCCTTTGCTCAGCTGTTATTGGCTGATATTCCCTAAAGGATAGGGAAAATCCTCCCCCTAGGAGGTTTCTGCTTATCATCTCTGTGGGCCTTCTTGGGATGATCTCACGAGGTCTCCTGACGTTCCACCTTAGGCCCTGGATGTCAGCCGTACTGTATCGTCGTCCTGGTAGGGCTCGTACGCCTTTGCTAACCAAATAATCGGTTACAGCGGAGACGTTATAGTTAAATCCAACATTTGGAGTGTTGGATAATCTTCCTACCATTCCTCGAGTGATTAGTAGGTTCGACCCATGAACCCACTCAGAGTATCCCCTAGTCTGGAATTCTACCATGATATTTTGGCAGAAATCCTCAACTGTCATTGTTACGTTGGGGATGATATATGTCATGAAGGCACCTTCCGTAAGATCGCCTTCAATTCCTCCAAACAGGGATAAGTCCCCGTTCCACCGTCTRTCCGTRTTTAGGACCAACACCATGGTCCCYGCATGCGTCCTRTGTAGGGCTTGAACCCTAACCTGTATTGCTCCGATATGTATGAATCTGTAATTTTGTCTCAGGAGCTGCGCATGGCTTTGAGGGGTAATGAGTGGTAGATCCACTTGCTGATTGTCCAGGCAAGTGATCTCTTCCTCACTTCTGTGAATATACACCCTCTGGTTTTCTGTCCCTTCAGTGGACGAATATAGTACCTCAGCAGGTACTATCCTTGCTCTCCTGCTTAATGAATCCTCCAAGTTTTGATCTGGATTCATAAGCCTTTCCAGCGTCCTTCTGTATGGCCTTCCTAGAACACGGGCTACCTGACGCTGTAGTTGGTACCGTGCTTCTGCCATCCTTCTGTAATCACGAATCTGATCCTCGTGGAGGATCTGGCGTTCTCCTTGGGGGTTCCGACCCTCCCCTTGAAGACCGACTTCTGTGACTGCTGCGGCCCCTGGTCTCCTCATTTATCTGCCTCCTAGTTTGCAGATAAGGATCTTGGTATACACGAAGTACACCTCTTGGTTCTGGAGCCTTTCCTTTTATAGTCAGCTGCTGAAGCTGACCCACCACACCAGAGAGATCTGGAGTCTCTCTTTTTGAGATTGCCTTTCTGATCTCGACTAGTTCCTCCTCGATTCCTTGGATCCTATCGTCAGAAACCCCGGCCAAGAATAACAGAGTGTTATTCTGCCTTATGAGTGTATCAAGGCTGGATTGTGTTTTTCCTGAAGGCTGATTAAAGCCTTCTGCTCCCAAGGACGCTGTTCCGGTTAACGCCCTTTTAAATCCAGGAAGATCCTGGACTTCCCTGTAGTTCATCCGGTGATGAACTCCTTTAGATCCCTGATAAGGCCTTCAACCTTATCGAGTTTCCCCTTAAGCTCCTCAGTAAGCTTAAGTGCTTCCTGTTCCACCAACTTTGGCTGCTCTGCTATTTCCACAACCAATTCTTTTACTTGTTTGGCGGTAAGAGGTCTTGAGGAAAGGAACTCCTCAGTTAAGGCTTCTAAGCCTTTTTCTAATTTTTTAATCAGAAGAGACTGCTCTTCTAATTTTTCTTCTAAGGTATAACACCTTTTTAAAAGGACCTTTGTGTGGAGGTTATTGTTATCTCTAACAATACTTAGATTATGGGCTAACTGGCTAAGCGTAGGTTTACTAACAGACTCTAAATCAAGGTACTCGAGGTGTGACCTTCGAGAATCATACCAGTTCTGAAGGGATTTCTCCCATCTTTCAGACATGTTTTCAAAAGATTATAAAAGTCATAAGCAAGGACAAATCTGAATACGTTGATATAAGCTCTCTTTTCTGAAAATTTGAAATCTTTCAACAAATTATATTCCTCCAAAAGACAGAAGTCATCATAGAGATTTTTGAAATAAAACCTTTCCCGAATGGACCTTTCAACTCTTAATTCAATACTTACATCATCGTCTCAAAGTAAATTTTATTCCAAATATTAGGCTCACCTTTTCATCATCTTACGGCCCTCCCGCGGGACTTACTGTGATTTACGTCTTTTGCCTTATTATTGGAATTAGTTTACTCAAGGCATCCCTTCGGTATTGAATCAAGTTTTTACTAGCGAACCACTCAGTACTAGCGAAGAATTTCTCAAATCTAAACTTTACTCGGAGAAGTATAATTTATTTACTAGCAAAACAAATAATCATACTAAGCTGAAAGATAAACATTCAAGCGTATATCAAAATATTCTTCATTAAAAATGCTTATAACGTTATAATACAAACATTGAAAACAAGGACTGGCGTGAAACTCTACTGTCAGGGACCTCTTTCCCCGACGGTAGGCTTAGCCTGCCATACTAAAATACCAAAAACCAAAATACAACGTAGAGCAAGTACTTACAGATTGACTGATACTCGCTCTGATACCA